TCAAAAGGACGTGTAGAAACCAAAGCCTCATTCTTGACAACGTAACCTAACTTTTCAGCTTTGCGTACTGCTACTTGCTTTAAGTCTTTACTGCCTACGTTCAATGCTTTACCTGAGAAAGTTGCGTAAACTTGTTTGTTCCATCTATGGTGACAATTTGCACCGCCTTTGTACAACCAAATGTCATAAGTAGCAGCACCACGAGGGCCGAACCCTGCGTTAACTTGTTGATTACTCATTCTTTGAATATCCTCTTTACGATAGATTTTATCTGCCGACATCATTTTAGTACAAAATGGACGCCCTTTACCACTCTTACCACCAGTTTCACCTTGATAAACATAACGAGTAATGAACTTGATTCCGTCAATTACCTTATCTTGCTTTGATGTAATGTTAGGACGAGCGTCTCCTGTGCTTACAAAGTTCCATACTTTTGACATTAAGGTAGGTTCAAGCTCTTTAGAGAGCATTTCGTTCTCTAAGTCATCATTATCATAGTCCACAGGTGCTTCGTCTATTAGAAGCCAATTTTCGTTAGGTGTCTCACCAAGTGCAATAAGCTGCTCAGCTACTTCTTTAGGCATATGTGTGCTTAACTCCGTGCCTGTCTCCTCCGCTACTTGCTCTTCAGTTACCGCATTTTCCAAGTCTATAAATTCAAGCGGTTTTAAAGTCTTGAAGAATAGGTTAAGTGAGATGTTGTTAAAGGCTAACATCTTGTCAATAGCATCAATTATCTCCTCTTGGAAAGGCTTAATCACCATATTATTGAAAAGAATAAACGAGTTTTCTAACTCATCAGCGTTAGACGAGAATCCGTTTGTAGATGCAACACCGAATAATAGCGGTGAAGTTACGTTGTGTCCAAGCATAATCTTACGCAAACACTCTTCACTTAAATATGTGTAGTGTTCAGGGGCATCATTCAATGGAATATCCTCAACCGTAGTACGAGTGTCCATATTGTCGTTGAAAGCTACAATTACTTTCTGACCTTTAGAACCAGTCAACTTGCCTAATACCTTTGCAGAGATGATTTCTTGCTGCTCAAGCGTAGGCACTCCGTTATTGAAGTTAACTACTTTAGTACCGCTAAATCCGTTTTGAACTTCATTGATCAAGTAGTCGGAAATTTCCTCCTCCAAAAGCGCATAGGGAACTGCACCTTGATAGTCAGGATAGCTATAATACTTCATTCCTACTGAATAAGGCTTAGAGAATAGGATTTCTACCTTCTCTTTTCCGAATCCAAACGCAGGAAATCTTTTAGGTACATATTTCTTAATATCAGTCCAATCATCAGAGTAGTAATAACCTTCTACTTCTCCGTCTTTATTACACTTTTCTGCACGAATCAAGTTTACAGGCATATGGTAAGCCTTTAAAATCTTATCGTGTTTGTCGTTGTAGTGTACTTGGATAGCAAACTGACCAAATAATTTACGGTCTAAAGCAATCTTACGCAAACAATCCTTAGATATTAAGGTCATCATTTGAGCGTACTCGTTAGGCTTTTTGTTAGCATCCGTAGCTGAGAGTCCTTTTCCGTAGATAAGTCTCGCTATATTGTTTATAATAGCGTTGTTCGTAGTAGAATTAGTGTATCTATCAATCAAAAACTGATAGTAACTCTCTCCGTCTGCACCATCATAATTTACCCAAGCATCTCTCTTACTCTCTTCGATTGTAGGAGCGGTGTAGGCAGATAGGTTTAATACGTGTATGTTACTCATAAACGATGTAAGTATTTGCGGTTGTATTTGAAGTGTATTGACCTGTGTTAACTGAGAAGTTTACAATGTTTTGGTCAGTACAAAATATGCGGTCTTTGTATACGATGTCAGTTCCGTTTTTTAGTACCAAGTCGTAAAAGTGTCCTTCGATTAAATCAAAGATTGCAGTAATTGTTTGCACGTAATCTCCCTCCGTGTTCAACTGCCATACTACCGTTACAGGCACGTTGGTTTGATCATCGGTTAGAATCATTGACGTAGGTGTTTCTCTTGGAATAAACGAAAACGTCTGCAAAGATTGTGATGTCGTTAGAACTATCATACTATAATAAGTAATTAAAGACAAATTGTTTCAAATAAAAAAGGGAGACCATAAAGCCTCCCCTTACACGCTATGAAAAAACAGATTATGCGGTAACAATAGTAGCTGAACCAAAAGCAGTAGCTAACTCAGCTTCAGTAGCAACGTCAATAATATTTGCGTAAACTTTTTCAGTACCTACAAAAGTCAAATTGTAACCCGAAAGGTCACTCATCGCAGCACCACTTACCGCAGATGCAGTAGTGATTTCCATTCCGTGTTCTAAACCTGCAAGGAAGAATTGGTTATTGCGGTTCTTAACAACGATGTGAGGACGTCCGTAAGCCATCAACTTAACATTCTTATGCGTTGTAGCATCTTGTTTTTTAAGTGTGACTGTAAGCGTTTGCTCAGCGAATGTAGTTCCGTTTTCACGAGATGAGTTATAAACTTGATCAAAAGAGTTAGTTCCTTTGAGTTCGTATTTATATAGGTTTGATACTCCAGCAACTGCTGAAATAACGTCATTTGATTCGGTAACGTCAGTTGGATAAGAGTAGTCTCCGTAATTGATAAAATAGATAGCATCAATACCACCTACCGCGTCTTTACATACCTCCAAGCGACCATTTGCAACTTCACAAGACATAATTTTAAATTTTAAATGTTATAAAAAAGGGAGGAGCGTATACCCCTCCCCGTTAGTTTAAGTTAAGCTATGATTAGTTAGCAGAGTTTGTGATTCCGTAAGTAACAACGTCTTCAGCAAAACCATATTTAGCATCAGCAGTAAAACGCATAACTACACGTACGTTTTGTGAACCATCGATGTCACCCATATCCAATACTTTAACTTCGTTCATATCAGAAAGCAAACCAGTAGCAAAGTACAAGTTAGATTTTTGAGCAAGTAAAGCTGTGTTAGAAGCAAGTCCGTTAGCAACGAATACACGAACACCATCAAAGTAAACATCACCAAGAGCTTGGTTTGTACCTTTGTTATCGTAACCATTAGCACCTACACCAGCAGCAGCAAATCCACCCAATGCACGTACATAAGCACGATAGATATTTTGTGATACATAAAGGTTCAAGTCTTCTTTTCCGTAAAGGGCAGCAGGACAAGCGTCAACGATTTTACCTAACTCAGCGATTACGTTAGCAGCAGTTACAGTAGTACCAGCAATTTCTTGTGCAGCAGGAAGAGATGCATCAGTAGTCAATTGTGTCATAATACCTGCGAACTCACCTGCAGTTGCGTTAACACCTTGCCAGATTGAAGTTTCCATACCTTGTGCAACTTTCTCAGCAGCGTGTGCGATTAAGAAGTCAGCGAAAGACTTAGGAAGGGTATCAAATGCAGAGTAACCCATTTGAATGGCATCAAAATCTGAACGGAAGTCAGTTTTACAAAGTTGTAAGTTAACTTGGAAAGACTCTGGTTGAAGAACTTTCTCAGTCAACGTGATAGTAGACGTAGGATCAAAATCACAAGTAGCATTTTTGATGATGTCATTAGTAGCAACTTTCTTGATAACTTGCTTGTATTTCACGTTAGGCATAACGGTCATACCGCCTTTGTCTAATGTTGGTGCAGACAACAAAGCTGCTGCGATGTACTTACCTGCGAACTCGCCTGCGTAAGTAGTAGTAATTGAAGTGGTAGTAGCCATTTCTTGTTTTGTTTTTAGTTATTAAATATTGTTAAATTTTTCAAGGATTGAATCCATTGTAGAACGTTGGCGGTTTTTAGCAACACGGAACGCTTCTACTTTAGTTTCGTTTTCAGGGTTGAATGAAATAGGTTTAGGCTCTTCGCTTAATTCAACTGGTGCGACTTCTTCTGCAACTTCAGTTGATAAATTGAGTTTTGCCTTTAACTCTTCGTTTTCTTTTTTAAGTGCTTCGATTTCGCTAAAGAAAGATTCTTTAGTTACTGATTCGATGATTTTCTTTGCAGTAGGTGCAGCAGCTTCTGCCATTTCTTCTTCAGGCATTTCAGCTTCAGGAGCTTCTACTTCTACCTCTACTTCTGCTTCAGGTGCTTTCTCTTTGATTTCGCTGATAACACCTTCTTCGATAACTACCAAGATGCGACCATCTTCTAACTCATACTCACCGATTGGAAGTGCAATACGTTGTTCGTCTTCCGTTAGGATAAACACAGGTTGTCCTGCTTCAAATGCTTCTGCTTCAAGCATAGATACACCATCAGTAAGGCGCATAGTTTCCAACTTAACTTCCATTCCAAGAAGTGTGCGGACTTTGTTTAAAATTGATTTTTCGTTCATTTGTTTTTATTTAATTCTTGCTAATGTTGATAATAACTGATTTTTAGCAGAGTCATCAAAGAAGTAATTTCTATTGTCGAGATTTTCGAGAGCCTTAAATCCATTTCCAGCCATAGCCGAAGCTAATTTTTTATATTCAGCTGATGTGTCAGGTTTTAAACCCATTTCTTTAGCAGTTACCTCAAACTTTTTCATTGAATCAGTAGCATTTTTTGCCAAACCTGCGTATTGTTTTTTATTAAAGTTGTAAGCATCTTGTGTAGCTTTTTCAAGTCTCATAATTGCAGATGCTCTCGTTCCTGCCTCGCCTGACAACGCAATATATTCTTTTCTAAGTGCTGCGATGTTCTTTTCCATATCAGCTAAAGTACTACTTGCTTTAGAAATTCTTGTTGCATAAGCAGTCATATCCTGAGCCAAACCTAATTCAATTTTTTGACTTGCTAATTCTAAGGCTTCATTGGCTTCCGCCATTTTTGCCATTACTGATTTCATTGTGTTCATATGTATATAACGTTTTATAGATTACTTGTTGCGTTTTTATCCGTTTTGACGTACGATAGTTCTCACTCCGCTTACTTCAGTTGCAGTAACGTTGTTACCTATTCCTTCCGTCTTTCCGATGCCTTGTGCTTGTAAACTTCCGTCACAACATTTAGTTGAGTATGTTCCGTCTTTACATAGGCAGCCTCTTCTTGAACCTTGACGAGGACTTGCCTTGCTTGGTGTTTTGAATTTTGTCATCTTATTTAAGTAGGTCTTTAAGTTGGTTAATAATTTCATCTTTACTCATATCTTGTCTTGGTGATTCAGGCATCTTATCAGCAAAGTAACCCTCAATTGAGAATCCTTTTACCTTACCTTCCTTAACATCGTTCCACACCTCATCGTTGTCTACCTTCATAGAAATCATCCAAGTTCCCTTAGGTAGGTTGAATCCGTATAACTGGCTTTTGTCTAACTTTTCGTCTTCAATTAGCCAAGATTCTACTACACTCATTCCTTTGATTGCGTCTTTATGTTCGTAGGTAGCGTTGTTTTGGTTGCCTTTCTTAAAGAATAACTCCATTGCCTTACGCACGGTATCCTCTGAAAAGTAGATA